CGCCGAACGGGGCCATGGGTCAAAATCTCGTGTCCATTTTCTTGGGTACAGTTTATTTCGGCGTTTTTGCAGCGAAAAAGCACCGAAAACCGAAGCTTTCGATGCTTTTTGGAGCTGGTGGGGTGACTCGAACACCTGACCTGCTGATTACGAATGAGGAATTATTTGTTTTGCCGAGTTTCGTGCATTTCCGCAAACCCTTGCGCCGCAAGGCCTGCGGCGTTTTTATTGTTTGCCTGGTTTCCCCGAGAAATGCACATTACGGGCAAAATAAACCCCAAATAAACCCCCAGACGAACGGCAAAAACGCTCCTCATCTGAACACAGTACAATGACCTAAATGCACTGGGCATTATACCCACAACATGCAGAAAAGTCAACCCTTCCCCGGTTACCCAGGGAAGGGTTATTTCATATCGCCGGACTGTCCACGGAACCTTCCGGCTCCTGAGGTGTGTTGAAGTTGGCGGCCTTAGCCGCTTCATATGTAATTCCGCCTCGCCGGTGATCGCTCTTGCTCATGCTCAGGTAACTGGAGCAGACCACGCCATGGGCCGCCCAAGGCAGACCCACCATGGCGCCGATCCACGGGAGGGCACCGGTGTAGTCCTCGTGAATGGCGTAGAAGGCCAGCAGGAAGCCGCCGATGGTCACAACCCACAGGAGGGGCCGGATGTCTGCGACCATCCATTTTGAGAACTGATCCAGGTTCGGCTTGTTCTTCTCCTGACGGGGAGCCTGCCGCAAGCCGACTATGGCCATCCCCGCCAGGAACAGAAGAAGCCCTGCCAGCAGCAGGAGCATCTTTTCCATGCCGCTCATGCCAGGCCATGCTCCTTGGCAAAGCGATAGAAGAGCTGGGCTGCCTGCTCACGGGTGAGGAAGTCCTGCCACATCATGTTGGGCTGGCCATCCACCGTGGTACCGTTGCCGGCGAATAGGCCCACGCTGACGGCCCACTCCCGAGCCTCCTTGCTCCAATCGCCGCAGTCGTTGTCCTGAAGTTCCTTGCGATAGGCCGTCATGGCGGTCTTGAACATATCGTTGAACTTGCTTTGATCCATGTCGTCGTCATCCTCCTTGTTGAACTCCCTGGCGTCAATCAGCCAGTAATACTTGGCCTGGCTCCTGAAGGTGCGGATGTCACCGTTCACCCGGGCGTCCTTGGTGCTGGCCGGGTCGTTGATCCGCACCTTATCGTCCTGCCACCACAGAACAACGAAGTGGCCACTGGATGTCCACAGCCCCTTGTTCATCAGGGCGATGGCATAGTAGCCTTCCTTCAGTTTTTCCACCACAGCCTCATGGTTGGAGTGGTCAGGCTTGCCATAGGTGTTGATCCAGTTCAGCATCTGGCAGTCGATGCCGAACTCCGCAAACTGGGGCGTGAAGTAGGCGTAGTAGGTTCCCTGATTCAGCGCCTTATACCCATGGGCCATACTCCAGTTGCAGGCATCCTCCGGAGTGAAGGTCTTGCCAGTGATGGTCTCGATCAGCATGGCTGCCGCCGTAGGCCCGCAGCCAGAGTCACCAATGGTGGAGTTTTCGCCCGTCACCCGGTAGGGCTTGTTTTTCCAGCGGGAGTCGGTCTGGAGATAGGATACCGGCTTCTTATTCATGTACGGCCCCCTCTGTGCCCCCGGATACAAAGGCGGCCACTGCGGTGTTGGTATCCAACATCTTCCGCATCTCCTCCAGGGCCTCGTCCACCATGGTCGAAAACAGCTCAAACGAAATCATTTTTGCCAGCCAGGGGAAGCGGGTGACGAACAGGTCGTAGACCTGCCGTAACTTCAACTGACCGGTTCCCCCGCCGAGATCCTTCTCGGCCTCCGTCACGGCCCACAGCAGCCACTCTTTGACCTTCGCCAGCTGAGAGGCGGTGGGAAGGCCGACAAACCGGACGATAGCGATGATGGCCACCGCCAGAACAGCGAGAGCCGCCACGAATACGGCCCAGTTTTCCACGATGAAATCCACGGTTATTCCTCCTTATCAAAAAACGAGTGTTACAAAAAGTCATGCTTCTGGAGTCGCTCATCATAGACCCGGCTGATATTAGCCACGGCATGTACCGCCCGGCTGTTCGGATAATCAGGGTGCTCGCGGCAGAACCGCTCGTATCCGTCTATTTCGGCCAGGATCTCAATGAACTCCTCTCTGGTGTGAGGGATGTTCCGGATCAACTCATTGTTGAACTGAAGAATACGGGCCCGGTGCATATCGGCAGCCCGCTCATCGTCCACCTTGATATGGGCGTCAAGCCGGCGCTGGGTGTCCTGCTGCACCTGGCCCATTTCCTCCAGTTTCCCCATTACCTCCCCGTTGATTGCCCGGCCAAGCGCCTTAGCGATGGACGACCACGGATTGATCTTGACGGGGGCGATCTGCACGATGGTCATCAAAACCAGGAGCACTCCGCCCCCGCCAGCCAAAATTTCTTGAATGCTCATTACTTCCTCCCTCGGATGGAATTAACCCTGTACCTCCTCGAAGTACTGGGCCACCAGTTCATGCGGGAGGAACTGGAGGGTGACTTTGCCGCCCTCCTCTTCACCGGTTCTCTTGCACAGGTAGAGTTTTCCGTCCTCCGGATCACGGTAATACTTTCCGTAGACATACTCCATCCCGCGGGCAGCAGTGATGGGATTCTCCAGGGTACCATCTTCGCCTTCCTTGGATACCGCTGCCCACATAGCCGGGGTGGCCGGGGGAGTCCAATCAGGATTGTCAGTGGCATCATGAGGCTGGATCAGTTTATACACCATATCCTCGAACTTGTAGGGAGTACCAACAGGCATCTGCGAGAAGTCCCTGGCCCGCCAGGTGGGGACCTTGGCCTTCTGCTCCAGCAGTTCCTGGTCGGTAATGCTGCCGGCTACTACCTGGGCAGCCAATTCGGCCGCGTCCGCCTTACCCCGCTTACGCAGTTCCTCCTCAGCCATGGTTACGATTTCAGCCATTGCTCTCTACTCCTTCCTGATAGGCAGCCTCCAGCTGCTGTGTGATAACCGCTCCGCCGCCGGAGCTCTCCAGTTCCTCAATGGTGGCCGCCTGATCCTGGATCGTAGCGGCCTGCTCCGTAATAGTAGCCTCCTTTTCCTGAAGGGCGGCCGTCTGCTCCTGGATCTGGGAGGCCTGAGCAGAAATCGTATCGTCCTTTTCCGACGAGGCAGCCTCCAGCTGGTCGATCTGATCCTGGTAGCCGGTCACGTCGCCCAGATACTGACTGGCCGTCTTCAGAATAACATCAAAGGACTTTGTGCTGCTCCGGTACCGGATGTCCTCCACCTCAAAGCCGTATCCTTCCGGAAGGCCGTCTTCACTACCATGAGGCCCGATATACTCCACAGTAGGCTTGTCCCAGTTCACCGCTTCGATCTGCTCCAAAGAGGCAAACTCCCGCTCAAAGACCACAGTATACCGACCATTGGCCGGGATGCTGCGCATGATAATGCCCGCGGGCAATCCGTCAATGAGCCACTTTTTTCCATATAAACTCATTATTCTATCCCCTTTATTTTTTCAAAGATTCAAGGTCATCCCAAGTCATGTCCGCTTCTTCAATATCATTCCAGGTAAGTTTTTTCCCTTCAATGAGTGCCCATGTTGCCCCACTTCTGAACCGCATGATGACGGGTCCAAGCGGCATAAATGCGCCTTCTGAGGTGTTGCTTACCTGAAGGGTGATTGACGCGTCTAAATCCGTGCTGGATGTGAAGAATAGTTGATCCAGGGCAGATTGTATGCCAAAGGTATCCATGTAAGAGTCGGCAAGGTACACCACAACAAGAGAGGACTGTCCTTCCTCTTCCGTCAGCCAACCGGCTCCCTGGAAATCAAGGGAAGAAAGGTCCAGGCCGGAAACTGTGATCGTGATCTTGTCGATACGAATTGCCGATTCGATGTCAAAGCCGTCGCCTGCGCAGGCGGCCTCTGTGAGTTCTAAATACCCATAACTTCCGAGAGCAGCATTCCGGATTGAGGCGCTGAAATACGGGAATTGAAGAATGAGATACCGCAGATTGGCCTCAATTGAGTTTGCGCCGGAAAAGGTCAAGTTCTTCAGAGAACTAGGAAGCAGGTCGAGAGAATAGGCTTCATCGATCACCCTGCACCACCCCCATTTGGCATAGGAAGGTGCTCCAGATCATCCCAGGTCATATTGGCAGCCTCAATATCCTCCCAGGTCAATGCGTAACTCTCCAGTGCCGCCCAGTTGATGATCGCAGACCAGTGGATTTTGCCCATGCCGAGTGAGATAGTGTCTCCACTGCGCATAACTGCCGAGATCAGCACAGTCGCATCAACCGCTCCGTCTTCTGCCATACAGGTGAAGACCAGGCTGTCCAAGGCATCCTGCAGGTCCTGGAAAGGACCATGCGGATTGATATAATGCGCTGCAATACCTTCGTCGTCCTGCAGGATTACCCAGCCCGTCCCGGCGAGAGATATGTTTTCAATGGTATTGCTATGTACCTCCACAACAATACTCTGGATGCCATGGGCGCTGGCTATAGTGGCATAGTCTCCAAGGACAATCTGCGTATCAAGATCCACATAGCCGAATTGTGTGTTGGCCCATACCTCGACGACATCCATAGAAGCCTCTTCGACACCCTTCCAAAAAGCCAGTAGATTCTGTAGCAATAGAGCCAACTGTTCATCGGTCGGTTTGTCTGTGAGTTGCCAGATCGTGTTGGTCGTGCCATCCGCATGGGTAATGTTAATGGGGGTGTAAGTAATGGGACGTTCATATTGCTGATACAGGCTGACCAGGTACTCCATGGCTTGCGTCACCCGGTTGAGATCGGCGGCATTGTAGGCCCCTCGCACGCAGGCGGCCCACTCCGCGCGTTCGTCTTCAGTCATACCGTCGTACCCTTTTTCGCGCAGTGTCCGCCAGCGCTCGACATCCGCAGCAGTCCGGTCAAAAACAAGCGTATCGAGAACTGACATGCGCTAAACCCCCTTTGATTCACTGCTATACACTACAGTATTGGAGAGTTTGATCTCCATTTTTGCGAGATTTCCGGTGTTCGCAGAGCCCCAACTGTTTGGGATGGTCAGGCAATCACCGAGTTTCTCGCCGTTATAAACAATTTTTGACTTATTGGTGTTCCGTCGCAAATAGTATTCATAGACGCGTTGCGCTACGGCCGGTGCAATGGCAGGCGAAACCAATGTGGCGTCGGAAATCTTCTTTATGTTCTGTTTATCGGTTGCCGTGACATCTGGGTTGGACACTGAGAAGACCTCCTCCGTATCCTCGTACTTCGTGCCATTGATAGTCACGGTACCATTGTCGGATTCCGTATATGTGTGGGCCACGATTTGAATCTGAGTCACGATTGCCTCTGTATTCACTGTCGTTCCCAAGAATGTCTGATTTGCAGATATTTCTTTCGGCTCGACACCGGGAATAAAAATGCGAATTGACGCCCGCCCGTCCGTGGAAGCACATACACCCCAGGCAAACAGAACCTGCTGGAGGGCAGATCGGCGGGTACCGGATTTGATGATTCCGGTCAACTGCATATCTTTGGCATTAGCATCGAACTCAACTTCGAAAGGCGACGCCAATTCTACAACTAGGGCTTTGGCACTCGCGGAGGTATATACGCCTCCCCCAAATGGAATATCTCCCAAGACGCCAATGGCATCACAACAGGTGATTGGATAAATACGGCGTGATTTCCTGCTGTAGGAGGATACATAGTACACTCCGATCAGTCTGTCATCGTTGCTGATCTCCACTGGCTGCTTTAACTGGAACATGAAATCAACATCTTCCCGGCTGTCCAGTGTCCAGTTTAGCGTGGAACTTGGTAGTTCTGTGGAGATGAGGTTCATCTCGTTGACGGCAGAGGCAGATCGTAATTCAGACATTCCGAAGGATCGGTGCAATCCAAAAATGATGTGGTCGATTTTCGCGTACCGATAAGGCAGGTTCGTCTTCTTAACCGTAATCACCAGTTTGTCATAACTGGTGACCTTCTTTTGGCAGAAGTACTCAACTGCATTAGGAGCGAAGTCGACATTCTCCCGTAAAACATCCTGTTGGTACCACTTGATATTGAGCGCCGAGCAAAATCCACCAGTAGGCGTGTCAAATCGGAAGGATATGCCCATAGAGGAGTATTGTTCATCAAACACTATGGTAATCACAGGTTCCCGTCCTGAAGCAAAGGAACCATCCGCCCCGCTCATTTCGCTGGACCAGAATGCCGGCTCTACCTCTTCGGTGAGAATGAAGGTCCCGTCGAGTCCCCATTGATTTAGTTCACAGGTAAGAGCAGGGGCTTCCGATGTCCCAAATGGCAATTGCGTGGGGTCCGTAAAGTCCTGAGAAGAGGGGGCGGAAACCGCTGCGTCCGTGTCAGCTCCAGGGGCGATGTCCTTATAAAGCAGAATCGTCTTACTCATGGCTTCACCTGCGCGTCCATGGGAACGAAGTTGATCTCAATCTCGCCCCAGTAATTCACACCATTGACAACCCTCTCAATATCCTGGGAACCGGTTGTATAATAGGCCTCGTAGGATATGCTAGTCTGACCATCAGCCGCCTCCAGCATGACACTGTCATCAACGGAGTGTTCGATCAGATAATCCCAGAATTCGTCCAAGCCGGCGTAGTTATCTCCCCGACGAAACACTCGGATTTTGTGGCCTATGTAAGTTCCGATAATATCCCTGACCATGCGCCCCGTCATGACTCGGCCGGAATTTTCACCATCAAGTACGTTGAAATTTCGGTTGTAGGAAGAGATAGCCACATCCGCATCGAACTCTTTTCCATTCAATTTGATGTAACTCATATCATCCCTCCACCAGATTGACACCGACACGGTTTGATTCGGCCTTGTTCAGACGATAAACAATCTTCCCAAGAACTTCACCATCCAGTACCAGATATGCCTCGCTGTTGCCCCCATATCCGCCTTCAGACAATGCCTGCTTAAAGGCCTGCACCATGGTGGCCAGTGGTGTCTCAATATTTGTGCCGCTCTTTTGGTCGCCTAGAACCGCAAGGAACTCTTTGTTAGGTGGTATAACTGCCCCCTTTGCTAGACGCGGCAGCTTCACCGGAGCGATTTCACTAATCGGGGGCGGGTATCCAAGCAACGAGCGAATAACGTCAAACGCTTTATTGATTGCCCGAATAAAGGCGTTAATACCATCAATGATGAAATTAATGCCGCCTTCCAGCAATGTCACAATAGTATTCCAGATGCCACGGAACACTTCTGTGATACCATTCCACGCTCTCGTCCAGTCCGCAGTAAAGACACCAGAGATAAAGGTAATGACTCCGGAAAGGATTTGGGTGATAGAAGATGCCAGGCCATCCAGCACCTGTAAAATCGTTGCGATAAAGTCGTTTATGAACGCTCGAATCCATTCGATTAACCCGGATATCTTACCCTGCGTGATCTCATCCAACCAAGTTAGGAAAGAGTTAATCGCATTCTGAAGAGCCAGCAGGATGGACTGGATGATCATCTGAAGGCCCTGAATCATCATCTGGAGTCCCTGTAGAGTAAGGGAGAGATCCATGGTGAAGATTCCCTTGAAAAAATCCAGGAACCCCTGAAGCAAAGTTTTGATGCCGTCCAACATCAGTTGCCCCTGGCCAAATGCGTTGGTAAATACCAAAAGTAGACTTGCAATTGCTGCCACTAGGAGCGGGATCCAGGATCCGGTCAGCAAGGAAATTCCAAGTCCACCCATCAGTAGACCTGAAATTGTCGTAAGCATATTCTCAAAGGTCCAGCCAACCTTTAGTGCATCCTGTATACCGGTCGCGAATAATGTCAGACCAGAAACGATAAGGCCAATTGCAGCCCCTACCTTGCCAAAAGCAATACCGAGACCCGCTACAAGCATTGCCGCGCCACTCAGCATCTGAAGGAAGTTGTCCATGTTAATCCCATTTTGCCAGGCGTCCCAAGCACCCTTAATCAACTCAATGGCGCCAGTAATTGCCACCAGTAGGCCGATAAACATTTTCAGTCCCCCAAGAAAGGAGTCAGAAAGTTTCCATGCCAACAGTGCGGCACCAATCAATTTCACCCAATTAAGCAGTTTGTCAAAATCCTGCTCCATATTGGAAGTATCAAAAGAAAAATCAGGTGCAGTTGCCACCGCCCCACCACCACCGGCGCTGGAGGTGTTGCTGGACAACTTATTGATTTGGTCAAAACTCGCCAGAGACTTGGAGGCACCCTTTGCGGCTGATCCTGTCGCCTCAATAGCGGCCGCCTCATCATAAAGTCCTTCAGCGGCGTCTTTTGATTGTTCGATTGTGCTGCCGAACAACATCGAAAGGAACCCGGCAATTGCGGTAACAATCCTAGTTAGGATATTCAAAAATGCTGTAAACGCAGGAATTATTACCTGGAGAATAGGCTGTGCGAGAGTATAAAGCGCGGCACGGAGTTGAGCCAGAGCTGTGGACGCCTCCCGGTTCGTGCTGATTAGGTTCCCCATGGTCTTTCTCAGTGCCGCAAACCCCTGGGAGATCAGAGTGAAAATAAGTGCGCTGCGCATCACCTCGCGGAGCCGCATCCCGAATCGCTGGACGGACTTCTGCGCCTGCTCGACAGCCTTCCCCATCGCAGCTGAAGCCTGGGCGCTGGCGCTGGCTGGCTTGGCCAGTTCCGTCGCAAGCGCGCCGGCCCGGTCCTTTGCCGTGGCCAGATCCTCATTCAGCCGCTTTGTCTCTGCATCGATTGCGTCCATACGATCCGCGGCGCGGTCAAATTTCTGCTGGAGGGAGTCGACGACTTTCTGCTGGGAGGAGAGTTCCTTTGTGACGCCTGCCTGTCGTGCTGCGGCGTCTGTATAAGCGGATATACTGGCGGGGTCATTGATGTTCGAGCCGGACAGGGCCGTAGCCACACGCTGCGACTCGTCCTGCAGGGCGGCCAGTTTTGCCTTTGCCGCATCCAGTTGGGCGCCAAGGTCAGAGACCTGCTTGGCGATCGGGAGGCGTTTGTTGGACGATTTTTGAATCTGCGCCTCCAGTCGCTCGACTTTTTTATTTGCCGCCGCAAGATCTTTTTCCAGGTCCGCGTTGTCCAATTTGGTACTGTAGGTAATAGAACCATCAGCCACAGAGCGTCACCTCACTTCTTGCCAAGCCAGGCGTCGATTACCGCGTTTTCCGCTTCAGTGAACGGGGTCTTGATATCAACAAGTTCCCGGTTATTCTGATACCACTCCCGGTCAGCCTTATCCAGGGGCTTGCCTTTGGCCTTTAGCAACCGAATACGGACAATCTGAGCAAAAAGGCAGTCCCCAATTTCGTAGTACGCAGAGATAAAAGTCCACCAATGGAGGTACTTCAACTCCCGAATTTCTGTTCCGATGACCCGATTTATTGGGGCCACGATATATTTGAAGTCCTGCTCCCAATCCATCAGTTTTGGAGCAGGACGCTGATTTCGTTCATCTGATCCGCAATTGATGAACCAGATACACTTTTCTATGGCCTCCTGATAAGCGTCCGTCGGCATTTCTTCAAAGTCCGGATAGAATATACGGAGCATGACCTCCGCTCTTTCCTCTCCGGTGAGTTCAGGATCCACAAGCGCAACACAAATATCCAGGATAGCCCGATAGTCAGAACGGACGGAGTACTCCCGTCCAGCCACATGTGCAGTTTTCGGAAGGGAGTACTCCATATCGTTCCTCCTCAGCGATGGTATTTCTTCAGGTACTTTTCCACCCTCGGGCGAGAGAATTTAACCTGTTTCGACATTTCCTCCGGAACCGTATCGATTACCGCGAGGAGAAAATTGGTCCACAGGGGCAGTCCCTCCGCCATTGCATAGGTGCTGATTCCCTGGAACAGAGCGGCGGCAGTTCCGCTTCCGAAGAGATTGTCGATGCCGGCACAGACATCGGCGTCCCTCTGCTTGGCATACTCGAAGAACGCGGTGTTGTCTGTGAACTTCTTGTCCTTGTCCGCCTCATATTTCTCTGCACAGGAGACGAAAAAGTCGTACAAGTTGGAGACGAAATTCACATCGGTGGGGTTATAGGAGATCTCCGCAGCACCATCATTGACCGAAAAAGTTTTTACTCCGGTCGAAAACTTCAGCGAATTCATAAATCGAGCCTCCTATTATGCGGTTTCAGGCGTGAAAACTACACCAGTGCCGGAAATAGCGGCCGTTCCCTTGGTACGGGTTCCGCCGAAGGTGATATCCAGTGGCATCCCGACATTGGCGCTTCCTCCCAAAGACGCCGGCTTCACCAGACAGGACGCATACCGCTCAGCGAAAACGGCGGTATCAGCGGTGCCAGCGTAAGCATGTACGACCAACAGATCGTTGTTGGCCATGGCCGCCACATCCTGATCCCGGATAGCCTGATTCCAGATTTTCACCTGCGCCTTATCTCCGGCGTCCAGCTCGCATGGCTCAAAGGTCTGCGTAACAATGGGCTTGTTCATCGTGGTATAGACCTCGCCGAAAATATCGGTCTTGCTCTCCTCGTTGAAGTCATACTCCATCGAGCTTTCCTCAACGCGCTTTCCGATAGGACTCCACACTGGCTCTTCATTTTCCCCCGTGTTCAGATACAGAATCAGCAGTTTGCGGTCTACGACCTGGCCGGCCGGGGTGTTGAACGTTAGATCATCCATTTATTTTCCTCCTTGAAAACTCGAACGAATTGCACAGATAACTGCACAACATAAACAGCTGTGCCCTCCTCATCCGCCTGGTAGAGCGTTCCGTTTTGGGCCGTGATACGCTCTGAGCGCGGGTCATCACCGAAGACCGGCGCGGCACCGGAGACCGACTGTGCTTGGGCCCACTCCTGAAGATCTACGATCCAGTCTGCATTGGCCTCGGCACCCTCATCGTCCCCCGGGGCTTTTTCAAACACATAGTACAGTGCGAAATTATACTGGTTTGTCACGGTGGTACATCCGGTGATGTCCCGCCGGCGTGAGACCTCTACAAGTCCGTCTGGCAGGATCCCACCGGTGCCCGGAACTTTGTCGGTATAGTCCACACGAAAATTCGTAAGAATATCAAATTGCGGGAAAGTGGCCAGCCACTCCTTTACTTGCTCCAGAGCAGTCATCTGCTATCGGGCCTCCTTCTGATGTATCTTTTGAGATCTTCAAGCATGGCCCGTCCTTCCTTTGCCATGAGGCGCCGTCCCCAGAAAGGGCCTGCCTCTGGATTTTTGGAAGTCGTATAGGTCAGCGGACGATCTGTGGCCTTCAACTGGGCACCTCTTGGCCACCGCGGTCCCACGCCTGGGATCACGGCAGGGCCTTTCCCAGTGGCCGCATTCACCATAACCTTGCCTTCGTGCAGATACCTGGCGTATCTCGTAAAGGTGTTAATCTCAGGGCGTCTGACCGGGGACTGCGCTACAGTCAGTTTTATCGTAGCCCCGGTTCTATACGGCATATACTTCGTGATTCGACGGAGGACATTTGCCGTATGGAACTGCTGCACATCTCCGCTTTGGTCTAGGCCCTTCCTGCGCATAATCTCTGCTACGGGTCTAGTGTTGACTTTGATAGTACCGACAATAGACATCTCAGCCCCCCGCTTCCGTGTGTATGACTACACCGTTAAAGTACTTCGGGTCCACATACTTCACCACGACCAGGCCGGGTGTGGTAACGGGCACCAGGGCAGCCCAGTCCTCACGAGTCGTGATCTCCGGCCCTTCGCCCAACTGTACCTTGTCCCCCACAACCACTGGTATTTCAGGTCCAGGAATCACAAGAAGGAAACTGTTCGACTCAGTACTGCCGGTTTTGTCCACATTCTGAGTTTTCTTGAAATCCAGGAAAGCATTTTTGAAGACGCTGCGCTTGTATGTGGATTTTCCGTCCCAGTGGTACACCGTTACCGTCTGGTTACATAGGCGATAACTGACGGGGCAACTGCGGCGCCTGATTGGGATCATCCGCTCACCCCCCGATAAATATCGAGGTAGAGGGACGCAGCTCGGTACAAGGTCTTCGATTGCCCTTTTTCAGACAGGTCTATTGCGGTGCCTATGTTCGTACCGTAACTGGTAGAAACACTCCCCACCGATGCCGACTGAATCGGCCCGCCGTCGCCGTTAAGGGCCAGGTCAAAGCCGTGAATTGCTTCAGCCATAGCACAGATGGCCATGTCCTCCGCATTCGGCTCTGGTGCGGACACGGTGAAGATCCTCTTATACCGGCGGAGCTGGGCAGAGGCACGAGCCTCTACCTCTGGCCACTCATCCAAAGAGATGGCGCCGCCGTGGTATTCTGAAACATAAAATTCATAATTGACCATGGCGACGCCCTCCTTTATTCATCAGATTCCTGCTCAGTCTTAGGCACTCCGTCATCAGAATGCTTGTCCTGCAGATGCTTGGCGAGAGCACTTTCACTCTTGTACTCTTTACCGCATTCGGGACAAACATACTTTTCAGCAGGGGCTTTACTGGCGAAAACAAGTCCGATAGTTCTCATTGGCAGCCTCCTTAGCCTGCGGCCTTGTGATGTAGATAGATGCCAGCGGCCTTGTTCTCATAGACATCGGCAATACCTACATTCCGATAGCCAAACTTATAGGCATCCGCATCCTGGTTGACATCAGGGGTGATGATCTTGGGTGCAATGTGCTTGGGGAACTGGATAAGGGCGGACTTCTCAATGATCATGAAATTGATATCAGCACCGCTGGCGCCCTTGGTGTAACCACCAGCCTCCTCGCTGCTACCGCCAGAGAGCTGGTCAATAGCAGTGTAAAAGCGGGTCTGAGGAACCTTCTGGATCCCGGCAAAGTTTTTCAGGACCTCTTTACTCTTCGTCGTATCCATATCCTCAATCAGCCCAAGCAGAGTAGGCGTGATGAACAGATACCGATTGTTGGGGTCCACCTCATCCTCGTCCATACCACTCATGCCCTCGCGGATGGCCGCAATGACAGATTCACCGGTGGAAAGGGTGGCGCCGGCAGAAACCTTGGAAATCCCAGAAATACCGGAATAGGTGGCAAACCGGAAAGCATCAATCTCCGGAGCAACCTTCGTCCGGAGGAACTCGCCAGAGAGCTGACCAAACGCGATGCCAGCGGTCTCCAGGTTGTCCATATTGTCCACCTGGAACATACGGCCGCGGTCGAAGTTGCACTTCACCGTCTCATTGGTCAGGGTCACATCGCCCTTGACATACCCGTCATTGCGGGAGTAGTCGCCCAGGCCCTGCATGGAGAGTTTGGGGATAATCAGTTCGTTGTAGTTTGCCCCCTGCCGCACGAGTTCAGGGTTGCCGTCCAGGATGGAGGTCACAGACGCAACCTTGTAGATTTTATCGAGGATAGGCACAAAAGTCTGTGCAAGAGTGATTGCATTGGCCATTTACTGGTCTCCTTTCATCAGATGGCTCAATCCTTCTCAGGGTCAAGCCCGGCGGCCGCCATGATTCTGGCGGTCTCAGTGTCGTACTTACCAGAGGGAGGATTATTCTTCCCTGTGCCGCCGGCATAGGGGGGCGGTGTGCCTTCATCCTCGAACAGATAGGCGTTTTCCTTCTTCAGATTTTCAAGGGCGGCCTTGAGGTCTGCATCCTGATTTTTGGACGCTTTGAGGGTATCCAAATCCAGAAGGGCCGAGATTGCCTTTGCCGACCTACCGCGCGCGGCAGTGATGGCGTCTTTGACCTTTCCCTCGAAGGCCATAGTATCCATCTTTTCCTGCCACTCCTTATCCTTGTCGGTAAGCTGGCCCTGAAGCTTGGTGATCTCCCCTTGGAGTTGGGCCACATCGACGCCCTCGAACTTCTTCAGGCCATCCTTGGCAGTCTGCAACTGCTCTTTGATGCTTTCGTAGTCCGCGAAAGGCTTCTTGGCCGCTTCGATATCCCTGCCGTTCTCGCCCATGATCGCGTCGATCACTTCTTTGGAGAGCGGCTGGTCTCCGACTTTCAGATTCTCAAGGAATTCTCGCTTCATCTGTTTCTCCTCTCTCCGCTACGCTTTTTTGTACGGGGGTCGCGCCCCCTGGCGGCCGCCCTGCATTACGCCCGGGCGCGGCGAATTAACTTGAAAACAGGAACAACCTGAAATCAACAAAAAATGGAGCCGACAGGATCTCTCCTATCAGCTCCACTCAGCTCTTCCCGCTCACCACTTAGAGCGAGGTCATGATTTAATTTTTACAGGATCCCGACGGATGCGGATGACTTTTACTTCCCCGCCCGGCATGGGGATCAACTCCACGCGGTCGTCTTTTGCCAGGATGCTCTCAATAGCTTTGATCACCTGTTCTGTCATATGGCCTCCCACCGTCTATGCTCAGTCTGCGAATTCGATTTTCTCAATATCACTGATGCGCAGAGTCGTACCGCCGACATCCAGCAATGGCTCGGCCATACCAAACTCTTCTTCACTGAGTGCAGCGCCATAAGCCCAGCATGGACCAACAAAAACCGCTCCGTCAGTGCATTCGACGCGAACCGGCCGGCGAGAGTCCATATAATCGAAAAGTTCTTTTTCAGTGTAACTCATGACGCACCCTTCTTGCCTTTTCTGCTTGGATAGTCAGGGACGATGTGAGTCCCGTCTTTCCGGTAATGTATCTTGAAAGTCGTAGTATAGGCCTCGTCGCCAGTGAGATCATTTACCACAATGCCAACCCGGTCAGGGCAGGTAGTGATCCATTCCTGTTTCAGCCAGGTTCCATCTTTCCGCCGGGCCAGGATCCCGGTGCCTCGGTATCGGTCCACCAGGGCTTGGGCCTCCTCCAGCGTTATAGTCAGTCGGCTTGGACCATATCTACCAGTGGCGGCCAGCTTTTCAGCATACTGCTCATACTCAAGAGTCCCATAAACATGCTTGCGGAACTGGCCTGGAACAATATCAGTGATAGTGTCCTCTGACTGGATCTGCCGGCGGATAGGTTGATCCCGGAGCCAGGCGTCCAGGTTTCCGGCCGTACTACCCGTATCATACATCTCATTGGCGAGATTTTCAATACGCTTTGTGCCGTCTTCAGCCTGTTTCCATTCCCTCCAGTTGAAGCCGGACACCTCCAGACGCTCATCCTCGGTCCTGAGCCCTACACCCTTTGAAAAGCGATCATATTCCTGGCGGAGCCGAAGCAGGCGCGCGCGTTCCATGTCTGCGTCCTCCGGAGCTGCTAAAAGGACTTTGCGCTTCTGGCGCCGGATGGCCCTCTCGATTTTTCGCTGTTGCTGTGTCGCTTCGTAGCCGGTATAGTGCTGCCCATCGAAATCCACACCCTTCTCATTCTCCAGACGCAGCCTTTCCAATTCAGCATTGGTGTACTGGGGCTGGTCTACGCCCAGCACGATAGGAAAAGCGATGTGCCCGCAGTTCAGGGTGCTGATCCGGCGCCGGAGGCTATTATTCAAGGCCTGATACTCGGAGTCAGAATATTGCTTTCCTTGAAACGGCTCATGGTCGGGGGCGCTGTTGGCGTGTGCGGAGATCTCCCACCCTGTGCATCCAAGCGACACATAGTTCTCGCTCTGGATCTGTTCTACCATCAAGCCAAGGCCACCCATAATGTTTCTGCGCACTGCGGCCTCGATGGTAGTATGCACGCCGCTCTCATACGCTACGCTGACGCCATGCTTGGCAATCCCGGCGCAGGCTTGGCGGATCGCGGTGTTGTAGTCCAATGCCCCAGAAAACACCTGCTGAAAGGCAAAGTCAGTACAGGCTTGATATGCCTGCGGCAAAGCTTGATACTGGCCATACGGGTCCATCATCTGGATAGCGCGGGTTTGGGTGATGTTCTTCAGGTTCTGATCAGCCAGTTCGACTGCCGCAGAAATAATCTGCTGTATCGGAAGATTGTCTTCAAAAGGCACTTGATGTCCGCGCTGCTCGGCAAGGGATAAATCGTACCCATATTCCCCTGCAGTCCGAAGAAGTTTTCTGGCATTTTGCCTGGATACCCCCAGGAGTTCGGCCAGTTCCTTTTCAAGGTCTCGACGCCCTTTGCCAAGCCATTCTGCACGCCATGCCTCATAGGCTGCGGTGCTGGTCAGTTTTCCAGCATCCTGGATTCTACGGGCAATATCCCGAAGCAGGAAGTCTTGGATAGGGTCCATCAGACGGCCAGCAGCGATCCGGAATCCCTCAATCTGCTCAGGCGTCAGCATTACAAGCCGCCTTCCTCCACCAGTTGATCTACCTCAGGCATATATTTGCTGCGCACCTTCTCAAGATCAGCTGGGGTATCTGTCGGCATATCAAAGTACCACCCAACCGCAATTTCCGGTTTAAGCCAGCCACGGGTTGCCATATCCTTGTAGTCGAGCCAAGTCTGGTCCTCGTCATAGAGAACACCGTTCCCCCAGCTGATCGCCACATCGCGCTCCGGATCGATCTGAGGACCGGAATAGACCTTGTAGATTCGCCCAAGGATGTCACACACCCGGACTGCCTCTCGAACGGCGCTTTCCCACATCTGCTGGAAGTCGATGATCGTCAGGTTATAGTCGCCGGCGCTGGAGGTCACTTCCGTGGCAGTACGCTCTGTCGCCTCCACTTCTGAGAGCAATCCGCGCTTCAGACCGATCAGACTTTCCACATTCCGAAGATACTCGGTCTTTCTGGCCAGGAAGGACTGCTCCCGCAGCGTGGGCGAAAAAATGGTGATCCCTACAACATCTGGGTCGTCTTCCAGCCCAGTGAACAAATCGTCCTTCAGCTGCTTGCGGCCGTCAGGACCGGTTTTCAGCATATCCGCTGACGCGATGATCCGGGATCTTGCGTTCTCAAACTCTCGGTTGATCTGGGCCTCGTTTCGGTTGATATTATGGATCAGGCCTGCCGCCGGCGCATACACGCTGACAGGGTCTGGGCTCCCGTCTACTGTATTCTCCTGCGGAGTGCGGAGCGGGATCAGGCCCAGAGATCCAATTGCCTCTTGGTATGTCAGTTCTGGAACCAGAGATGCATACTTGTCCAAACTGGAAAGTTGAACTGGGTACCCAAGTACCTGCTCCGTCTCCGAGCGGTAAAGCCGGCTCTCAATTGTCAAATTTCCTTTGACAACCCTGCGGCGTTCCAGCAGAGTGTAGTAGGCCCGGCCTTCAATAGTGCGCTCTGCCGTACCAACATCTGTCACTATGTCCTGCTCGTCCCGACCCAGAGTCGCATAGTTGCCGCGGGAGATCACGGAAAAGGACAGGCCGCTTTCCCCGAAGATCGGCTTGAGAAAGCACTGGCCACCTATAAGAGCCTGCTGCATAGCCTTACCCTTCACCTTGTCCAGCGCAGCGAGTATGGCGGCAACATACTCTGAGCCACTCTTTGCCGGGACCGCATTATACTCAGAGAAGGTTGTTTTGGTCAGTTTCGACACAATAGCCACTGGGATCCGCTGGCAAGGGTCCTCGTCTTTGGTTGGGTCAGTCTGGTAGTAAAGCAATGCCCAATCCTTGATTGCAGCCCTCATGGCTGGTGTTGTGATGTCCTTGGCACCAAAGGCCTGCTCAAAATTATATACTTTCCCGCTCTCAAACAAAGCGGAGATAATGCTCACGATTTAGATACCTCCTTGCAGTTGATCACGATGCGCGGCGGTCGGCGCGTGGCGTCCTGAAGGCCGTCAATGTAGGCTCTGAGTCGCTCGATCTCGCGCCGCTGTTCCTGGACCTTAGCACTGAGTTTTGCATTGGCTTCCAGGAGATCCTCTCGGCACCAGGCAGGGAGAAAGCGATCATACAGCCACCGTTTGAATTTTGACATATTACCGCCCTCTTCTTTTCCAAATTCTGTTGGTGCCGTAACGCACAGCGTCAATGTGATGGTTTGCGGCATCTGGGTAGCCGGCTACGACTTCACCGGTTTTGTCATCTCGCTCGTACTCGTATTCAGAGAACTCACGCGCGGTGTCTGGGCATCTATCAGGGTCTATGACGATCGCCCGCAGCGACTGGAGCCACTTCATAGAGTAGTTCACACTTCCAGGTCCTTTATCTGCTCCGCGGCAGGACAGCCCGTAGCTTTTGTAATCGCTGACAGACTTTTCTTCAGCGCTGTCTGCGATAATTCGCTCCCCTTCAGGGATTCTGCTTTGGATCAATTTTGCAGTCTCAGTATTGCTGGTACGCAACCGCGTCAGTTCATCAAACAGGTAGAGCGTCTTCCGCCCGGAATCATAGTGCATACGGTTCCAGGCCCATGGATCTGGGTACCAGCCCCAGTCCACGCCATTGGTGACCCGGTCAAACTGTTTGATCTCATCATCCTTGATTTCCCGAAGCAACAGGTTTTCAAACACTTGCGTACCACTCCCCACGACCTCGCCGCCGTACTCATGACGGTATCCAGTAGGGTTTGTTTCCTTCAGGTGCTCAGCATCGGCCAGGAAACGCGGGCCCAGCCAATTGGCCGGCGTGGTCAGGTATGTGCTGTGATGGACCATCTTTCCCGGCTTTTTCTCCAAGGCATACCGGTTTGCCCAGTTGCGGGCCATCGCAGGCGGGTTGAAAGATTTGAAGCACATGGAATAGGATCCGCCACGGAAGATTGACTGCTCGACATTCCGGATCTGCTCCGGGCCATCAAACTGGTCCAACTCTTCAAACCAGGCGAGCCCGATGTAGCCGAAAGGAAGTTTGATGGATTTCAACTTTCCCGGATCGTCCATGCCAAAGAACAGGATTTTCTGCCCGGTCTCTATGTAGGTGCATTCCATGGGGCTTACTGTGCATCGAAATTTTCTAGTCAACCCAAGTGCTGAAATTGCCCAGCACACCTGAGCATACACAGATGTGCGGAGCGTGTTTGCGATCTTACGCATCACGACGGCGTGACATTCAGGATGCTTGATCAGTTCGAGAATTAACTCAATGGAAAGGTAACTGGACTTCGCCGAGCCGCGGCCGCCCTTCTCAACGAGTTCGTTGATTTCCCCAGTTTTTACAGCCTTGTGAGAGTCGACAAATGCCGGGGATATCAGTTCTGAAAGTCTATAGGTCGTCAATGATCTGCACACCCCCACCGTCATCACCGGGAGTGTCCCCCAGCAGATCTACTATGACCTTGGCGGCTCGGGCATCGCCGTTTGTGGCCGCCTCCACCAATCCAATAATCATGGCCATCTGGTTATCCACATCCTCTGGGTCTACATTCCGACGAGCGATTCTATTCCAACGCCGCCGATCCGCCACCGGGAGGGACAGATACAGATCGGCAGCCTCCTTCAGACTCCGTTTCCGCCTACGGGACACGCCGGACGCACGTCCACCAGAAGATCGTATTTCTCTCTGTTCCTCCTCTGTTCGTTCATTGAACGGGATGAGGTTCTGTTCATTCGGCATATCACCACCACTCAGTGTTCAGAAATAGCAAACGCCCGATATTCTTGCCGCCTCGGAGCCGGGCGGCTTGATAGGAGGTCTCCAAGATGACTATAACACAAATTTTTATAGTCATGCCCACCGTGGGTGGGCACTCTAAAAATTTTTTCTTCCAAGTAGAAAGTCTATGGATACACCAAAGTAGTCAGCCAATTTGATAAGCGCATCGACAGACGGTGCCTTTTCTCCTCTCTCATACAGACTAATCATGTTCTTGCTTAATCCACACAATTCAGCCAAGGTGCGCCGGCTCAGGCGCTGTTTCTCACGCAAGGTCTGAAGCCTTTGAGGAAATGCAGCATTCTGTTCCACACCTGCATCCCTCCCTACAGTGGTCTTTTGGGCCTACTGATGACCTGAAATATTGCCACAAGCCACCGAGCAATAGGATGTTTCCAACGATTACGATTAACACGGCCGGCCAGTTTCACCTCTCGGTACTGTTCCTGCAGCATCTGATACAGGCGGCCATGCTGCTCATACTGCAGCGTGCCCCTCGGTTGCTTTCGGTTCGTGCGGATCTGAAGTTTTGGCTTGCGTATGGAACCATGTTCATCACTATGTGAAGTTCTATCATGAGCCATGTACTCAGCGGAAGGAGTCCTTTTGATATGATCCTGCACAACCGGCGGAAGATCCTCATATCTATCCCGCAGGTTACAGTAGATCAAAAACACCAGGTCATCCAAATCTTCCACATTCTCCAAGATGTTGATACTATCTCCAAGGACATCGCTGATTCTCGCCAGAGCCCGCTGTATCGTCCGAACAATGGTTGAATGATCAATCTGCAGCAGTTGTCCAACCTCCCGTACTGACATCCGCTCGGAGTAGTACAGATAAAAGCAAACAGCCTGGTGAGGCGTCAGCGCCGATATGATGACTTTCCCCACTTCTGGATCCGACACATCCAACTTGTTATCGTCCCGCAACCGCTCTACTGTCATCCTGGCTTCAGTGAGTTGTTTTACATTGTACTGTGCACGCTTCAGGGTCCTACAAACAGCAGACTTATCAACACCGAGCCGTCCAGCAATGGTGGTTTGATTCAGGCCATCACTCCACAAAAGCAGGATCTCCCTCTGGCGGCCAGTGATAGAGGCAATACCAGTGCGAAGCATATTGCGCATCATTGCTCTGTCCTCATCAAGTTCCTGAACCGCATCGGCATCTTCCCTGGTCCAGTCGATGAACTGTTGCTTGTCCGATGAAAATTCCGAATGGGTAACCCGGCCACTCCGTCCAACTCCACGAGCTGGGGAAAGGGCCCGGATCTTGGCGTTAACGTCCAGCAATTCCTCGTTCACCATAAACAGCGCAAAATTGTCACCTTGTCCCTGCTCCTGCAATTCCATCTCATATTTTTTTCGGGCCAGCAGCTCCTGCTTCCGGGCCCGCAGTTCGTTAATGGTCATCCCGCGTTCTCCTGGGCTTCAGCCCCTGCAGCGTAATACTGCACTCCGGCCTGGGAGCGTCATAGTAGCCAGACAGAAGGTGAGCAGCCTCCCTGGTTTCCCGCAGGGCCTGCCTCAGTGACTTCAATTCTGCTTCCGATAGATCTCCGGCAACTTTGTGTCGCTCAATAGCCATGGCCAGTTTTGCCGCAGCCTGCTTATATTCAAAAGCCATCTCCTTCAAGGTGCTCATAACAGTGCTCCATTTCCATACCAAAATCTACAAAAAAACCGTGAAGAAAAATGGTATCAAATTTCTGCCTTTTCTATACCGGCTCCAGGGGCCTCGGATTTCGGTATCAAATTGATTTGCATTTTTTACGGGGTGTTTTTGATATGATGGAGCGCCGAAACCACAAGCGGTTTCGGCGTCCATTTAGTCAATCATCGGATTTGGCTTTTTCCGAAAATAGTTGCAAAAATTCAAATCGTGGATCAGGCTTTCTACCGTACCTGTCTATAACTTGGGTAAAAAATCCGGTTTCCAGCCATTAAAAAGCCCTTTATTTTCAATGGGTTGAGGCCTATCATTCCATATCCCATTTTCAGCCTCTCAAAAAGGGTCAAAATGGGATATTACAACTTGGGCGAAAAAGTTGCAGATTTTGCATATCGCCCAGGAAGTTGCCGCGGCTCGAAACGCCACTTTCGGGCATCATCGCCAATCTTCTGATACAGTCTGGCTTCGGCCAGCATTGGGGTGTCCTCACTGATACTGAACTGGAAACACTTCCGCTGGCAATTCCAGATTCCCCACTTGACGCCGGGCAGGCCCCGTTGATATGTTTCACGTTTCATACTGCACCTCCGGTATGTTCATCCATTTTTTCACCACAGCATCCTCCCACTCTGGGTAGGCCTCCAGGATCCATCCCTCGTCTTTGGAATAGGATGCAAATTCATAGGCATCTTCCAAGGTCAGATTAGGGCCCGGTTTACCGTCCACAACCACGAGCACAACGACATCTTCAGGTGGCAGTTCCACCTTTGGGTCAATCCACTCAAATCCACTCAGGGTATCAATGGCCTCCCGCAGGATGGCACAGCCATGGGTGCTGCAGTTGTGCTCATGGCCACACCCCATGCAGGCCAGACTACCGGTTTCTACCTTCAGGCCGTTGAGGGCCTGGATCAATTTTGAAATTGTCATGGCCGCTCTCCTCACTTTTTCTTTTTAGCCCGGCCGTGTTTCTGCGCGTGGCCAACAGGGACATAGCAGTCTTTCCCTCGATGATACGTCACGGTGTTGGGCGATCCGCAGGTGGCACAGGGAATGTCAAAAGTAAAGTCTGGGATGTTGGTCAGGTAACGCCCGGCCTGGCCACACTCACAGTGGGTATAGGCCAAATAGGGCTTTCCAAGATCCATCTTGTGATTGCAGTTCCGACAGGTGTACTGTGTAGTAGGTGCACGCAGGCAGAAAGTCGCCTCTTTGTGGCAGGCCTCGCAACGGATATGCACAAAGCCTCTCCACTCCGCAGGTTTGTCCACTTTCTTTTTGTCCGCCTTCAGAGGCTGTACCGGCTTCGGCTCCGATATAGGTACTGGCAACGGCTCGGGCTCCGGATCCGGCTCGACTTTCTCATCAGAGATCGGTTCAGGATCAGGTTCTTCGTCAGCTGGTACCTCTACCTCCGGAGCCTGTCCGGCTACGACCCCTTCCTGCACCTCCACATACCAGCCACAACTGCAGGTCCGCCGGAACGAGCCGGCAGCCGTATCACACTCAAGGGTACCTTTCCCATTCCCGATTACCTCGCAACCGCACCTGGGGCACACAGCGTACAGTTCCATAAGTTTGATTGAGTCCTTAATGTTCACCGACTAGTTCCTCCTTCATCCACGGCCGCGCGGGCACCATGGAGGCGTAGTTCCTGTCCAGGATGCAATAGTTCCTATTTTCTTAATCCGGGGAGTGGCCATGCAATAGAAGCAGTACTGCTGCAGAACTTTTCTGCTTGATACCACGGTATCCCCATCTGTTGTGCACTTATAGAAGTCCGGGCATTGCTCACCATTTTTTCTGCATTCAGCCATCGGCGTTCCCCTTTCCAGATGATTCCTGCTGATACAGTTTGTCAGCGGTTTCCGCAAGCAGGACTGCAGCGTCATAATAAGAGATTTCCTTTGGGCCTCCCTGTTTTCCACGGAAGTCCCAGACATATATCGCCCCCTCCAGACGCCTATTGTTCACGATGGCCCTTGCTCCGGCTCTCATAGCCAGAACAGCATCTTGGGGTTCAACCTTCAGGTAATGGGCAGTCATGCTCAACATGAGATCTGCGTTAAAATTCCTCTGGAGTACCTCCACGAGCTCCTGTGGCTCCATCTCGACTCGTTCAAGCAGATCCTCAAAGGTCGCAATGCGGTCAAGAACCTTCTGGACCAACTCATAGTCGTCCGGATCAATGTGGAAGTCCCAACCTGGCGCCATGTATACTCCATGGTCACCCCGTATGGTCATTCTTTCCATGGTTTTTCCTTCTTTCGTAGTGGTTAGTGGATAATCAGCGCTGTCCCCTGGCTCGGAGCACAGCATATTTTTTCTGAGCCTGCTTCTTCCGGGCTGCTCTGCACTTTGGGCAAAAGTCCTGGCGCCGGCGGTCGATAAATTCTACGCCACACCTTCTGCAGTACTGTGGCTGTATCCGCTGGAACTCGGAGCAGCTGTCACAGTCCGAGCATTTCATCAGGCAGCCGCGGACATTGTCCCAATGCTGGCAGTTGTCCTTTTGCCAATACTCACCCCATTCCCGGGAGTTTCGACAGGCAAGCAAGGCATTGCATAAGCGGAGTCCCAGCAGTTTTCGCTCCGAGGCCGCTTTCTTTTCACGGCGCGCAGCCCATGGATCCTGCCCGATGTACTTACCGGTACCCCAGACATCCAGGCGGGCCACTCTCCGCTCCACGGCATCTGGACTGCGCCCGAGTTCTGCCCCCATTTCTGCGTATGTTCTATCACCACGCCGAAACATGGTCACAAGCCTGGAATCTTCATCCGGAGTCCACTTCAGTGCCCGTCTGGCCGGCCGCGTCAGATCCGCCTTTCGTTTCTCCTTCAGCCATTCCGGTTCAGATCCAAGAGCGAACAGTTCCACCCTTCGACTGTCCCAGCGATCCGGGTTCTCTCTAAGCCATTCCAGCAGGTCATCCATTCGGATATAGCGGAACTTCCGCTTTCCCTGCGGCGCCTTCCAGGTGAAGCGAAGTCCGGCTGGGATCCACACGTCCGTCACAGTATGGATGTCCACCTGCAGAAGGACTGCCGCTTGGTTTGCAGTAATGTACTGGCTGCTATTTACATAGCGCCCCAATCCAAGCCTGCCCGATTTAACCTTTACCGCCAGAACAGACCGATTCAGCCGCTTGGCAATCTGTGGGATGGTGTATGTTCCCCAGAGTTCCTGCATGAGTTCGACTTCTTCCCGTGACCAGTCCGGCCCTTTGGAACTCTCCCGGTGCTTCAGGCCAAGTCTCTGCCGGCGTGCATTTACTGACGCCGCCGTGTGGCCAACCATCTCAGCGAGTTCGCTGTCACTCTGGGACTGCCAGTGGTCTATGAGATATTGATCCTGTTCTGCTGTCCAGCGATTTTGGCTCATGGCCCCTTTTCCTCCAACTCCTTTCATAGCCATGTGTTACATTGCCCCACAAGAACCTCGCTTCCTTTGCGCTACAATTTAGGGGCATTTTACACAGCGCATCTGGTTACATCGGTACACTCTTGTATCCATTGGTGATAAACTGTTCTCCTTCCGCGAGAACGGTTTTTACCCCTGGCACATCGGCTACATCGAAAAAATGTGAGTGTCCTATGTCACCTTCGGTTACATCATGTGACAATCTGGTTTGCGGCATGGGTATTACTCTCTTTGCCGCAAAAACCTTTCCATGTCGGCGTGTAAGGCTTGGCACAGCCGCTTTTCAGGCGGAGGCCATATATGTGAATTCCGAACGCTCCCACGTGGCTTTTCGCACGTATCTTTTCGGGAGTCATAGATCCTCCAGAGGAGGCAACTGAATGCCGTCCAACACCTGGCACAGTCGCAACCCGGCCTCGATGGAAGGAGCCTTTCTGAATGCACTCTTGGCGACCTCGGTCGCCTTGATTACCCTGACATGGTGGTCGCAGAGTTTCCTATCGAAATTCATTTGCCGCACCGCCCGCTCATACTGGTATTTCAGCCGCCCTTTCTCGGCCGCAGCCACATCCCGCGAGATAATTTTGTTGTAGTACGCCTGGTACACATTCCGCAGGGTCGTATATGCCATTTGATCAGGAAAGGATAGGCCCTCCGGCATTTCTTCTCCCCGCATCGCCTCCCGCTCCCAAGGGAACGCAAGCTCACCGCTCATAGCGTTTCCCTCAAACCAGAAGCCGGCATTGCCAGGTACCACTGGAGGGTGCTGATTGCTTCTTCATATCCATGGCAAACTGACCAGGCATACCCATAGGACTGGAGTTTTTCTCCCCACCACTTCTGATCTTCAGATGGAGTCCCATCTTCCCGCTTCATTTCGATGTAGAGACCATGGTACCTTCCATGTGGCACTGGAAGACAGAGATCCGGCACACCGTTTTTGACACCCTGCTGTTTCAGGTGTTTGGCTTCCACCGGATCCCGGGTTCCTCCATTAGGGATGTGGTGCAGCAATGCCAGTTCCGGCCACTGCCGGCGGATTCCCGGTTGCTGTGTCCATTTGATCACAGCGGCCTGATGCTGGGCCTCACTCATTTTTCTTGCCATGTTCGACCACCTCCACAAAGTAGCTGTATGTCTTGTCCCCGGGTTTCTTTTCTTTCACCTGCCGGACGGTGTAGCCGTTTCTGGCCAGAATAACCACCATGGTATCCCGGTCCTCAGCCTTTGACACTAAGATTTTCATTGGCGACGCCTCTTCTTTCCTGGATCATTGAACAGCCGGTTAAGTATTTGACTGGCGTCCCCCTTAGAGAGCCCTGTGACATCAAATCCCCTGCAGCGTGTTTTGATGATCTGCAGCTGCTTGGCTGTTGCTGGTGCCTTGCCCCACTTTTTGACTTGTGCAAGATCCCACAGATGCCGGCAGTCCAGGTGGTTTCTGATCAAAGCCCGGTACACCTCGTCAATGGCCTCCTGCATTCCAACCCGGCGGCCGTCTGGAAGATTGACCATACCCAAGGCGTCCGGGCAGGGAATCACAATGCTCTTGGATTTTTCCAGTGAGCATACCAGGCAGCCATCCGGCATCTTGAAGAAGTTGATGTCGTGGGTGTTGTAACTCTGCTCCTTTGCCCATAGGTCTACCAGTCTGATGTTCTTGATCCAGCTCTCCGGGCAGTCGCCGGCGGACAAGATCTTCTCCGGCAGTTCAAAGAGATCTCCCTGGATCTCATCGGCCCTTCTGGGCGGGACATTCTCCATGTCCAAACCGAGCAGCGAGGGCGCCGTACAGAGATTTGACCTCCCAGTGATCCCAACACAATCCACCAAGATCAGTTTTTCCTTGCCCGGATAGAGACGCAGCCCGCGGCCCACCATCTGAGCATAGAGGCTTTCCGATTGGGTCGGGCGGGCGATGATGACCGTCTCCACCCTGGGAATATCCGTTCCCTCAGTGAACACCATGCAGTTGACGATGCATGGGATCTCACCGGCAGTGAAGGCCCGGATGATGGCGGCCCGGTCTTTTGTCTCCCCGGTAACCACCACGGCACCCGGGATCCTCCGGGCAATTTCCTCACACTGATGGACAGACACCGCGAAAATAAGCGTGGCGCCTACGGCCAGTTCCCGGTAGGCCTGAGCAATGGCGTCCGCAGTACCGTCCATCGCCTCCTCCAGTTCGCCGGGAGCGTAGTCCCCACGCCTGGTCTTGACAGCGGATAGGTCAAAGCCAATGTCTACCCGCCGGCAGGTAATGTCACACAGGTACCCATTCTGGATTCCCCAGCGCAGGTCTCGCTGGAAGATGATTTTCGAGAAGACATTGTCCAGGCGAACCTTGTCCCCTCTGTTTGGGGTAGCGGTGAAACCGATCAGTTTCTCCGGCCGGAAGTAGGTGAATATATCCCGGTAGGTTCTTGCCGCTGCGTGGTGGGCCTCGTCGCAGATGATCAACCCGAAATCCTCAGGCTCAAACCGATCCAGCCGGCGTACCATGGTCTGCACGCTGGCGGACACGACTTCTTCCCCGTGGCTGCGCTGGGTGGCGCGTTCGATACCATAGGAGCAGTCAAAGTACTTACGCGGCTGCTCCACCAGTTCCTCTCGATGGGATAGGATAAGCATTCTCTCACCGTGGCGCGGGAGATTGGCAAAGGTCACCGTCTTGCCAAGCCCCGTGGCCATCTGAGATAGGTATGCTCCTGGCGGCTGCGCCTCGATGGTGCTGATGCATTCTTTCTGATATGGTCTTAACTCCATATACTTCCTCCAAAATTGTGGGACTGTGGGACAGCGTGGGACTTTTGTCCCACGGGCAAAACCATTGCGCCGCAAGGGTTTGCGGGTGGGTGTGGGACCGTGGGACAAACTTTTCAATTTTTACCACGGGTTTTGCGTATATACAAAAAGACCAATACACACATGCAAATCTCTATATAGCGTGTATTTTGTGTCCCACAGTCCCACGGTCGGGAAAAATTCCTCTGTAACCATTGTGCCGCAAGGGTTTCAAGGCGTGGGACACAAGTCCCACACTTATCCACATGTCCCACGGTCACAGGGGCAGTTCGTCGAGTTCTTCCTCCGTATCAACTGCGGGGAGAAGCAGGCAAAAGCACTCTGTCGGAATGCCATTGATCCGCTTCCCCTTTGTGTTGTTCCGCCCCCTGGTTTCAATCAAGTGTTCCTGCTTCAGGTAGGAAATCATAGCCGCGGTGGAGTATCCTGCGTCCTGAAGGATGCGCTCAAATACCGAGCGGATGATATAGGCCCGATTTCCGTCCAATGCTCCAAGGACTTCTATGGTGTCAGAGCGTCCAACCAGCTGATTACTGTGCTGTGTGACCCAGTCGCATAGGTATTGATACCCGCGGTCACCGGCTGACACAGCAGCTCTGGAGGCCAGAAACTCTGAAATCTGCTCAATCGTCAGCGGCCGCTCAGTCCCCTGGAAGATCCACCTGCAGGCCAATTCATCGGCCAGTATAATGGCCGCCGCTGCCATAGCCTGCTTCTCCGTCGTGTCCATATCGTTCAACTGCTGGAAAAGTTGGCGATATCTCTCTGTGACCTGCTCCAGGACACCAGGTTGATACAGTTCCTCCACAAATATCCTGCCGGCAAAGCCATAGTTCCGCTTGATGATGCTGGAGATCCTCATACCGTCCCGGATCACCGCCTGGGCGCTCCGGCACTCAATGTCCAGCACACGGTTTACCGCGCCGGCGCCGGCGGCCTGCCCGGTCAGTGGGCTCTCCCCCGTGGTCAGGATGCAGTTCCTCCAGGTCGGTGTGAGATCCACTCCTCCCGACCGGTTACCACGGGTGCGCCCTACGCCCTGGGCCAGCTTGTAGACATCGAAGTTGGTGCGCCCCTTCAGATCCTTGGCCAGCTGGAGCTCATCCAGGCAGAGCGGCAGGTTGTTCAGGAAGGCTGCCGTCTTCTCCAGGCCAACCGTTGTGCCGTCAAAGGTCTTCACAAAGGATCCTATTGTGGGATCTCCCCACACGCTGGCAGCCACCATCAGAGCCACGGTCTTGCCAGTGCCGGAGTCCACGCCCCACAGGTGAACGAAGAAAGGTAGGCAGTTCAGCGGCTCCAGCAGAGGGGAGGCAAAGGAGGCTGCCAGCAGGATCCGCGCCGTGAGGGACATCCCACGGACTTCTTTGGCTGTCTCCAGCCATTTTTCCACGGAGCCGCGAGAGCGGATGGCTTCAAACATCCCCTTGAAGTTGGCGTCACCATCGAAAATCAGGCCCTCCACAAACGGTGAAAAGCCCTCGTCCGCGATATACCCGCAGCGGCCGATGGATTTGCGCTCCGGGATGATGTCATAGTTCAGATTCTCCAAATCAGATATGTAACTGACGAATGCGCGGGCCGTCTGGCTGGTGACAGCGATCCCGCTCCCGGCCAGTTCTGTCACTTTGTTGGAGTTGGCCAGGACTATCTTGCTCACGATGATTTTCCGCCAGATCGCCCCTTTCCGGAACGCCAGCTTCAACTTCTCCTCTCCTGTGTCGATGTTTACCAGCCTCTCAATCGGCATGATAGGATGGGGGCAGGCCATTTCGTCATTGAACCCGTTCTTTTTGAAGATGCCGGTATCCTCAGCCTCCCAGTCGCCGGCGTTGAGTTCCATGGGCTGCCCGGTAAAACTGGTGACATTGTCAATATAGACAGTCCCACTCTGCACCTTCAGGCTCTCCACATACCGCTTATACATGGCCTTGAAACCACGGAACTTCATGCGTTCGGCGTAGGCGGACAGCTCCGCCATCTTAGTGGCGTGGACGAATGGCTCTTTATGAAATTTATATAAGGCCTCATAGGGGGCCGGCGTCAGAAAATCCTCTTTTTCAAATGTCCATTCGTCCACACGGTTATCCTCCTAAATGTTCATCCAGCCAGTATTCAAGATACGGCAGTCTTTTCAATGCTTCTGCATATAGCGGGTGAATATACCCCGCCTCTGCATCCTTCTGATCCGGGCAGAAATATTTTGTGACTTCCCACCAATATCGGTGTTCTTCAGCCTTCTCACGGATCTCCCGCTCCAAGGCTTCCTGTTTTTCCGCCGCCCGGCGTCTGGCCTCCAGGAGAGCCGACCGTTCTGCATGAGACGGCCGCTCTCCCGTGAGGCCAAGTGAAAAATCTGTGTTGATCCGGACACAGGCCTGGCGGAAATCGATGTCGAACAGTTTCATAACGAAGTCAATCACCGAGCCGCCGGCGCCGCATCCAAAGCAGTGCCATCCAGTCTTATTTCCGGAATAGACCTTCAGACTGGCGTGCCGGTCTCCCTGGTGGAAGGGGCACTTGATAAATCCGGAGCGGTCAGGGTGGAATCCATAAAACTCCACAACTTCTTGGGCAGTCAGTCGCTCCTTGATCTGGCTGGCCAGATCATACCCAGTCATCTGCGTTCAGATCCTTGTAATTTACGATGGAATCCAGGTGCTTGGTCGCCCGGCAGTACGCACAGTGCTCACAGCGCACAGGCTGGACACGCCCCTCCTTGATGGCCTGGTACCGGGGTGCAAGGTCCTCCACTTCATGGAGTTTCGCCGTCAAATCCTCGTCCGCAATATACAGTGCGGCCAGATCCGGCGAGTCTTCCTTGGTTCCGACCGCCAGGACGAAGGGCAGCATATTCCCTTCGACTGCCTGGTAGATGGCCCCCTGGAGGTCATAGCCCCACGCCTCTACAAACGGCAGCCGGCAGTGCTCCTCTTCAGACCATACGGTGGCCATATCCTTCATGGCTTTCTGATCCACGATGGCGCCGTCGCAAAAACCGAGGGCTGCTTGGGTTTTGGGAAACTTCTCCACAATCCTCCTGCAGGCGTCGCCATCCAGCAGGCTGTCGATTTTGACCTTGAATGGAACGCCGGCAATCAGACCCGTCCGGACCACCTGTTTCTGCCCGGACATCAGCATGGAGTAGAGTTCATCGGACTCCATCCGGGCAATGACCTCCTGGGCTTTGAGGTATTCAGCCTTCAGGGTTCCATCCCGCTTGAACAGTTCCGGGTGCTGGGCCTGATAGACCGGCAGTTCTCCGGAGAACCAGGCATCGATGTAACCGCCCACCAGCAAGGCCTGGGTGGAGGGCTGTACCCACTCACCCCTCAGCTCCGCCAGGGTCGCCGCCTCGCATTTGGTAAAGGCTTTGAACTGAGTGGAGCCCATATAGGCAATGTTGATTTCCGGATCGTAATAGTTCTCTCTGGTAACCACAGGAAGGCCCATTACAGCACCTCCTCGCCCTCGGCCTCCATATTAGGAGCACCGGCCTCATAATCAGGGGGCTGGATGTCACTCTCCTGCGGACTGTCCACGGACTGCTGCGCTTCCGCAGCGCCTTCCTGTTCCCGCTGCATTTCCGCAGCGACCGCCGCATCCTTCCGTTTCTGGGCGCAGGCAGCACAGAGGGAAACGCCGTAGTGCTTCGCCGTGTAGGCCGCCAGCCACCGGGCATCCTTGCCCATAGCTGGGGTGATTTCCTTCTCACAGTCCGCACAGACAGGGGGCGGCTCCTGCTTCTGAACACGGGGCTTATACGGCCGGATGCGGATTCCGTCCGTCAGTCCGCCATCCTGCGGATCCCGAACATTGTGATCCACATAGAGCTGGATTTGCTTTCCCATCAGTGTGGATGCCTTGGCGTCACCAAACAATTTCCGCAGCGTCTTCCGGTTGGTGGAGTTGACAATCAGGGGCCGTACCTGCATGATGCCGGGCACCCGCTCTTCGGCGAAGGAAAGTACATCCTTGTTCTCCTTGCCGCGCTGGAGGGTCACGGTACCGTTCCACAGACCGGCGATGGTAAGCACCGGCTCCACACCGTCATCGATGTCTTCAGCGCCCAAGTACTCGGACTCCCGCATCTGGCCAAGGCGCTCATCGCCCTTCAGCTGGCGAAGTTTATCTTTGGTCATCATAGTTCTGTCACCTCCAGTTCGTCGGAATCCGTGACTCTGGTTGCGATCAGCTGCAGGCCTTTGTCTTTGCACTTGGCATACAGCCGCTCCCGGCTGCCCTGATCCAGCCGCTCGGCGCCATCCACCAGGATGATGCCCAACTGACCGGGCTTGCTGACGGTAATGTCCACGCACAACTCCAGCAGTTCACCGTCTGACAGGTTGGAAATGGGCAGGCCATGGATAAGAGGAATGCCGTTTTCTACCGTCAGGCCATCCACGGGAATGGTGGCGGTCTCCAGGATCCGCGCCGGCAACTCCCTGGCCAGTTCGATCTTCTCTGTCAGTTCGGTGGAACGGGTGGAGAGATCTTCCAACTCTTTCTGCATGGCAACCATACGCTGGTATTCATTCAGGTGCTTGCGCATCTGCTCGGCGGTGTCCACCTCGGCCGCCAGTGACGAGGTGTCTACGGGCTGCCGATCGGCATAGTCGTTAGCCACACCCATATCCTTCTCCAGTTTGGCCACAGCAGTCTCATAGTTGGCCTGGGCCACTGCCTCCCGTTCCTGCCGGCGCTGCTCCAGGCCGGCCATCTTGTCCTCTGCTGCCTGGATCTCTGCCCGCAGCCGCTCAATGGTCCCAATGAGGTCTGTTCTCTGGTTGGAGATCTCCCGGGCAATGGCAGCCAGTTCCACATCCCGCTGTGCCTCCAGCCCCCGGAGTTTTGCCTCATAGCTGGACTGGAAGGCCTTGGCCCGTTCAATGACACTGTTCTGCTCCCGCAGGTGCTCCAACTCCCGGTACTTTTCCCCCATGGGGTAACTGTTCCACTTGTCATAGTCGTAGCCGGCAGGGATGTCCTTGGCGATATCGGCGATAAATGCCTGCTTATTCCGGATGTCCCGGTTCAGGTTCTGACGAGACTGGAAGTACACTCCGTTCTCGGCCTGGATATCTGCCAGAACCTCCAGAATGTGCTTGGAGTAGTCAACGCCCTGGGGGATTTCCCCAAACTGCTCCCGGATCCAGTTCATATCCCAGGAGAATTCAATGAGATTGAGGATGACCCGGTTCTTCTCCTGCCGGCTCAGTTGAGTGAACTGCACCGGGTTCAACTGCAGCGGGGTAAAGATCCCAGACAGGAACTCTGCCGGGCGGGTCTGGAGCATCGTGCCGTCCTTCACCTTGATGGTGTCTGCCCGGGTAGCCCTGGTCTTGCGGTCAATGGTAAGGCCGGTGTCGGTTTCAATAATGATCTCGCCCTCATCGGCGCCCTTATGGATGATATAGTCCCGGTCAGAGCGGTTGGTGAGGGCGTATCGGATGGCGTCCAGCACCGAGGTCTTACCGCTACCCTTAGGCCCGGTAATCTCCACCGAGCGGCCGTCGAGGGTAGTCTCCTTGATGCCGAACAGGTTCCTAATGGTGATTTTCGTCGTTTTCATTGACAAAACTCGCTTTCTCCCCTATGATGGGGGTGTAATCGATTGGATATCGGCCAGTCGTGCCCAGGCGGGGCTCCTACACCCGCCTGGGCTTTTTTATTTACAGAGCAATGATGACAGAGCCCTCACTGACCTCCTGCGGCAGCTGCTCCTCCAGGAACTTCTTGATAGTCTCCCGGGCAGACAGTTTCCACATTCCGCCATCGGCTTCGATGAAGGAGATGCCGCGGTCGCTGACCCGAATCAGGAAGATGCTCTCCGGCTGCTCCACCTCCTGGAAGGTGCGATAGGGCCGAAGTTTCACGATAGGCCGGATCTGCTCATTGGTCTGCAGTGCAACGCCCTTCTGTGTGGTGATGGTGGTGGCGATGCCATTATCGTTGTAAATGACCTTGGCGCCCAGGGAGATGTCACTGACCAGTTTCATGGTGTAAAGGGTATCCTGGGTCTCCTGGAAGCGTGTCCGCAGGGCGATCTGCGCTTCCTCAAAGCCCAGGGTATTCTTCTCTCCCCAGCCGGGCACATCGGTGGCGTGGGCCTCGTAGTAGACCTGTCGGAAATAACGCTCGTCCGCGCTGGGCTGACCGAAACAGCGGACGGTCATGTGGTCGGGGATTGTGATGTAAAGCGGGGTATCCATTTCAGAGGCCTCGGTCTTGACCAACTTCACCAAGGCGTCCAGGCTGTTCAGAGAAAGGGTATCGGGGTGGAAAATGGTCGGAAGCATTTCCTGATATTCACCTTCCGCGTTGATCACAAAGGTGGCGCCTTCAACCTCGTGGATGAGCGGCTGGGTGGTCTTCTGGATGTGTGCAATAAATTCTTTCAGCATGTGGATTCTCCTTATCCTGCGGTTTTAATGAGTTTGAGCAGCGGCGGGGCTTCCTGATCCGGACTGTCCATAGCCATCTGGCCAGGAATCTGCGGTACCATCTCAACGATGGTTTCCTCATCAGCCACATAGAGCGAGGTGGTTACGGGGTTGGTGGCCGCCAGCGTAGACTTGGCCACGCAGCTGACCGCGATGTTCTGCCTGGTGTCATCCGGCTTCAGCTTCAGAGTGATGGTGAGGGTGCGCTGGGCGGTGGCGGCCGTGTTGGGATCCAGGATGTTGTCCAGCAGGCGGGACATCTCATAGTCGGCCCGCTCCTGGATTGCACCACGGGCCATCTGAAGGATCGACTTCTGGGTGCGCTCATTCACGGAGCATTCCTCCTTTCCTGATTAAGTAGGGCTCCTGCCCTCTGCCGGACGCCCGCCGCAAATCGCTGTCAAAAATCGGCGGGGCCGGCTCAAAGAGAGGGTGTCGAGCGCCCGGGAAGACGCCCGGCAGGGGACAGGATATTTGATGAGATGTATATAAACGTGGCGGCGATCTCCCACGGAGCCGATGGGTACCCACGACGCCCCTGAGGGCGTTTCGGCCAGTTCCCAGCTGGCCATCATCAGGTGGGAGGTAGATATTCAACTCACTTTTTCTCGATACAAGTCCACTTCCTGGACACCAAATGCTACTGCAGCCTCATGGCTTTCAAAGAAGATGTCAATCGCATTTCCTTTAACGGCGCCTCCGGTATCCTCCACGACATAGGTGTGGCCGTTGAGGATCACTTCGCTCCCTTCAGGCAGGACATCCCAGTCAGCGGCGATGGTGCGGCCCTCCTGCGGGATCGTGCCGGAGCTTGTCCGCTGCACATAATCCTCACCCCGATCTGGATGTTCCTCAGACCATATCCCACAACACTTCACGCAGGGGCAGTAAGCAGTGGCCCTGAAGGTTCCAATCAGTTCCAGCCCATCGAGGCTTGAATAGTCTTCTGCAGGGTTCTCTGTGGCCTCCAGGGGCGTTTCAGGTGGCAGGGTATCCGTGGACACCTCCGAACCTGTGCGCGGCTCCTGCGTAGCCTGTGCTCTTCCAGCGGCATATCCGATGGTGGCGCCGATGGCCAGCAGAACCAGGATAAAGGCAACAAAGCGGATGTTGGCTGACCGGCGTTGGAGCCGACGGCGTTCTTCTCTCGTCAGCCGTTTCATGGCTTCACCCTCCTTATCTGTCCAAAGCAAGGGAACGGCTCGGTGGTAGACGGCCGCTGGTTCCCTGCGGCAATATAGGCGATGACCTGGTCTGCATCGACCAGTTTCTTCCGGCCAACATAGGTGACCGGGACGGCTTCGGTGGCAATGAGATGGCGTATGTAGTGCAGGGTGACCTCGCTGGCCGGATCCTGCTCCATGATGATCTCATGCACCTTGGCAGCAGTTCTCATTCGTGGCATAGGCAATCTCCTTTCGTAGTGGTTGGTGGTGTAAGCCATCCGCTTGGTAGGCGGCTAATACCGTTCACTCCGCATCTCGTTCGTGTTTCTGAACTTTTTCTGCAAAAAAATATGCCGGAATGTCTTCAGACGAAATGCCAAGCAACAAACAACTCTCCCGAATTTCCGTAGCGGAAAATTCCAAAGCATTGTTTAATCTCTGGCTTAAAGATACTCGCCCCATTCCAAGCGCTTTTGCAAAAGAAGCCTCTGTTCCGAAAACTTCCCGAATTTTTCCCCGAAGACGGCTGTACTCAAATTGCACACTAACACCTCCTGTTCGTGTTTCTGAACCGATAATACCACCAGGACTGACCCTTTGTCAACATTTATTTTCGCCTTTCTGAACATTGTGTATATTTTAGAAAAATAATTGTTGCGTTTTCTGAACTTTCGTTTATAATAAGACCCAGGGAGGCGATGATATGGCAACGATTGCTGATCGCATGAGAGAAGCGATGGAGCGTAAAGGAATAAAGCAGTCTGAACTGGTTTCTATAACTGGAATAGGAAAATCTTCTATTAGCACATATCTCTCTGGTGAGTATGAACCGAAACAGAGAAATATTTATAAAATAGCGAAGGCTCTTGATGTAAATGAGGCTTGGCTGATGGGGGAGGATGTCCCCATGGATCGTGCCTATCTTGATAGTCTTCTGAAATATCAGGGAGCAGAAAATCGGAGCGGCCGCACCCAGGCCAAGGAAGATATGTTCCGACTTTTTGGTTCTGAGCACACAGCGTCTGATCTCCGTATCCAGGGCGACAAAGTAGCCCTTCTGTATTACAAAGCCATGGATCGGAACAGCACGCCGGAACTTCTGACTCTTATTGGATTGGTTGATAATCTTGGTGCATCTGAGCTGGAGAATATCCGCATCCTGGTCCAGTCTTATCTGCGCGCAGACTCCCCGATCCGCGAGATTGTGGACACTGCCCTAAAGCCTTACCGGCAAGAAGAATCTATCAACGAGGAGAACGGGTGATTGTTGTAGATTTTCAGAAAAAATAAATCCACCATAATATGGTGGAAAATTTAGGAGGATGCATTATGAAAAGACTACTTGCTCTCACACTCGCACTGCTCATGCTGACCGGTTGCGGCGCCTCGCCAGACAGTGTCCCAGATTCCCAGGGGGACGGATCCGAATCAGTCTCTGAAAATGCCAATGGCACAGCAGACAATTCTTCTGATGGCATCGATGTCGACAAGGGGCTGCTTGAAGTAGAGTTTACCGTTCCTGCCGAGTTCTTTGATGAAGGCACAACACAAGAAAGCCTTGATGAAGCAGTCAATGAGGAAGGCTTTAAGTCTGCTACTCTGAATGATGAAGGTTCGGTTTCTTATGTGATGACCAGAGCAAAACACGCAGAAATGATGGATGATATTCGGGAAGAGATCGACTCTAGTCTCGCAGAGATGGTTGGGTCTGAAGAGTATCCGACCATTACCAAGATTGAGCCTAACAGCACCTATACCGAATTTAAGGTCTATCTTTCCACCGAGGAAGTAGGGCTCGCAGAGTCTTTTTCTGCACTGGCTCTATATGTTTTCGGCGGCATGTATAACGCCTTCAATGGTGAGCCGGTAGACGATGTTGCCGTGTTCTTTGTAAGCGAATCAACGGATGAAGTAATTCAGGAAAGCCACTCTAAGGATCTCGGAAGTACACAATAAAAAAAGCCGCCCGGGAGCTACCACACACCCGGACGGCTATGCAAAGTCGTTTATCCACTAACCACTACGAAAGAAGATTCCAACTCTGTGCAAACACAAGTCGGCCAACTCTGCTTTTCCATTCTACCACAGGAAATGCAGGGTGGCAAGAATGGAAAGGACGGTTCAATAAATTATGGCCACAATTGAAAAGCGAGGGAATAGTTACCGGATCATCGTATCCAACGGGTATGATATCAACGGCCGGCAGATCCGCGAGAAGATGACCTGGACGCCGGAGCCAGGGATGACTAAGCGCCAGATCGAGAAGGCCCTGAACCGAGAGGCTACGCTCTTTGAGGAGCGGGTGCGGCATCAGGTGACCCAGAACGGCAACATCCGGCTGGTGGACTTCACGAAGATCTTCCTGGAGCAATACGCCAGACCCAACCTGAAGAAAAAGACCGCATTCGGGTATGAGGAGAAGATGGCCGTGATCAACCAGGCTCTTGGCCATATCCGCCTGAAGGATCTGAAGCCCGGCCATATCGCTGCCTTCTATGCCAACCTGCAGGAGGCCGGGATGCGATCCCGTTGCATGGCCAAGCCAAAAGTAGAGTTTGGCCAGTGGATGAAAGAGCGCGGCGTCTCCATGGCGGAACTCTCCCGGCAAACCGGTCTCTCTGTTTGGAGTTTCAAGCAACTGAAGGAGGGGCACAGCATCGCCCAGGCCAGTGCCCTGACGATTTCCGAAAAACTGTCCATCCCCTATGATGCCCTATTTGTCCGCCAGCACGATGACACTCCACTGAAGCCCGGCACCATCCACACCTACCACCGGGTTCTATCCGCCGTCCTGTTCAGGGCGGTGAAGTGGAAGTATATCGAGCGGAATCCGGCAGAGCGCGCCGACCTTCCAAGCATCGCCTACCGGCGGGCTGCCTACCTGGATGAGCCCGATGCTCGGCGCCTTCTGGAACTGTTGCAGGAGGAGCGCATCCTCTGGCGGGCAGTTATCACATTCGACCTGCTCTCCGGATTGCGAAGGGCAGAGTTTCTGGGGCTGCGCTGGTGCGATGTGGATCTGGATGAGCAGCTGCTCTATATCCGGCAGACCTGGAACTACCTACCGACCGTTGGTTGCTATGCCGATACTCCAAAGACCGCCAGCAGTGAGCGGTCGCTCCGGATCTCCCGCACCGCGGTTCTGCTCCTGTTGGAGTATAAGCGCTGGCAGGATGCGCAGCGTGAGGCCCTGGGGGACGCATGGAAGGATAAGGATGGCCGAGTATTCACCAACGAGGAAGGAAGCCCCCTATTTCCAGACTCCGTGAGCCAGTGGTTCACAAAATTTGTGAAGAGGACGGGACTACCAAAGGTGACTGTCCATTCCCTCCGGCACACATACGCCAGTCTGATGATCGCTGACGGAACGCCGCTGGTGGTAGTCTCCCACAAATTGGGACATGCCCAAGCCAGCACCACCAGCAATATCTATGCCCATGTCATCGCAGAAGCAGAGGCCAAGGCCGACCAGGTCTTTGACCGCTTCAGCGACCTGGTAACTCCAGAAAGTGAACACACAAGTGAAGTGAAATCTCAAGAAGTAAAGAAGAAGACCGCAGGAAGTTAAGTTTCCTGCGGCCTTTCCTATGGAGCTGGTGGTGGGAATCGAACCCACAACCCCGTCATTACGAGTGACGTGCTCTGCCATTGAGCCACACCAGCATTTGTGTATTGTCGTGTGCTTCTGTTGAAAATAAACCCCAAATAAACCCCATTTGTGGAAAACTTCTGGCAACCGGAATTTCGTGTCCATTGTGCCACAAGGCTTTTCGGGTTTCAGACCCGTTTTGACCTCATCATTACGAATGATGTGCTCTGCCATTGAGCCACACCAGCGCATCTCTGCAATACAGGATGCTCTGCTATTTTAGCGGATTTTGATGGAGAAGTCAAGACATTTCCGCAATTTCTCCCGGTTCTCCGGTCTGCCCCCGGCTGGCGGAATGGGGCCGGGGGCGAGGCCGGGGAGCGCTTACTCCTGGATGTCCAGAGCCTCCGAAAGCACGGAGTAAAGCAGATCGTTGGTGTACTGGATGGTCTCCACATAGGTGAA